GAACCAGAGGAAACATATCCCAGTAGGGTAATTTATCTTTTAACTTAGCATCATAGAAAAACATATACATGTTACCAGGTACAATCACTGTCGTCAAATCAGGTGCATTCGTCATCAGAGTACCTGGTCTGACGTTTTTAAGATTCTTAACTTGAATCTGATACCAGTTGAGAGAGCGATCTACATCGCCTGCTTTCATTCTAATATCTCGAAAAGGGTTAACTGCTGTTGCCATAATTATATTTATCCGTTATAACCCAAGGTCTTTTTCAGTTAAAACGAGGAATTGCATACCTCTATCTACGCAGTACTCGTTGGCTGCTTTCCATTTAGCTTGATTGGTGCCGTATTGAAACACTTCATCAATAAACCTTTTGGTTTGACGTTGTGGGATTGCTGGTGGTTTTGTGAACTTTTCTGGTTTAATTTCTACTAGGTATTTGGTTATAGCGCCATGTCGATCTTTAACGCGGATATAGAAATCAACAAAGTAACGATGCACTTTACTATCAACAGGTGATTTATACGGTATAACCATAGTTTCTGACCCCCATTCAAGTACAGATGAATTGGTATCACACCATTTCATAAACTTTAATTCCCAAGACGATCTGTAGATAACATCATGAATGTCACCTCTATACTTGGAAGGGTTAGAGACCCTGTAACGGCCTTTGTAAGTTGCTTTGTACATAACGGGATAAATATAATATAATCTAACTATTTATGGAAAACACATGGCTAAAGAAGACTATGTTGAGAGATATAGAAGAGAGTACACCAGTCCTTCTGATAAACCCCTTGAAAGAATTGACAATAAATTCGGGGTTGATATCGTACAATACCCATCCGATCTTCAGTCGGTAGACTTAAAACACTACGTTCTTTTTAACATCAACGTTAGAGGTAAGTCCGAGGCTGATCCTCAAAGTAAACGTTTATTTGAAGTTAAGAGAGATCCAAACGGTGGTGGCTTTGATACAGATGAACTTAGTACAGCTACTACTGCAGGCGCCGCGGCTGCAGCAGCTGTTACAGCCGGCATAGCAATTACATCCCTTGTCGGTAATGCTGCCAAAGCGGTTAATAAAACTGGCGCCGCTTCAAAGGTTGCAACCAGATCTCAATCATTTGCTAAGAAAGCTGCACCCTATGTTGCAGGAGCAGTGGCAGGTACTGTAGCAGGCGCCGCGGCTGCAGCAACCGTATCTTATAACGACATTCTTAAGAAAGATAAATCTGAACGCATTACGGATGCTATTGCTCTCTACGTAGATGGGCCTCCAACTGTTAAGTATAGTATGAACTATGCCAATAAAGAGTTAGGTACTCTTCTAGGGCTTCTTACAGGTGCAGTAACAGGTTCGGTAGGAGCAGGAGAAGGTATTGCTGCAATGGGGGCAACTGTAGCTAAGTTACCCGGTGCTTTTGGAGGCGGGGATCTCGCGGCTGCACAAAGTAAGTCTTCAGGTACCTCTCTTAACCCATTTAGAGAAGTTGTATTTGAATCAGTAGATTTTAGATCATTTACCTTTAAATATAAGTTTCTACCTAAGAGTAAAAAAGAATCAGAAGATGTAAGAAATATCGTCACTCTTTTTAAAGAACATATGCACCCACAGCTATCAGCTGGCAAGTTATTCTTTATCTATCCTTCTGAATTTCAAATTACTTATTATTATGAGAACGATGAGAACACTTACTTTCACCGCTTTAGACCTTGCGCTTTAGAATCTTTAGATGTCAGTTATGGTGGTGAGCAGTTCTCATCGTTTAAAGATGGTAACCCAACAGAAGTTAATCTAACAATGACCTTTAGAGAACTAGAGATCCTAACAAGACAGATGATAAGGGATGGTTACTAATGTACTTTAAAAGTTTCCCGTATACATACTACAGTCAAGATGATAGATCAACTGTACAACTCATTACTAATATTACAACACGGGTAGTATTAAGTGATGAGGTTAAAAACAATTTAAGTCTTTATGATGAGTATGATATAAAAGATGGTGAGACACCTGAAATACTTGCTGATAAGTATTACAATAATCCTTTACTACATTGGATCATTCTTCATACAAATGAAATACTAGATGCAAGGTTTGACTGGCCTCAGACCAGCGCAAACCTATTAAAGTACATCCAAGGTAAATATGACAACACGATTGCAATTCACCACTATGAAGATGGTAATGGCGTTTACACTAACGCAAATATCCGACTTAGCTCTAACGTAAGTTTTGGGTTATATGAAGTAGGTAATGTTGTTGTTAATAGCACTAACACTGGTAAAGGTTATGTCAGTGGCAAGCCAAGTTCATCTATTATCTTCCTTACAGTAACTGAAGGCGGGTTTATTACAGGTGATAGAATCAGTATAAGTAACAGAGCAAATACAACAGCTAACGTTACTGCTGTAACAGTTGTTTCTGGTACCCCGGTAACAGTATATGATTATGAAGATGCTGTTAATGAAACAAAACGTAGAATTAAAATCTTAAAATCTGCGTACGTAGATGGTATCGTTAGAGATTTTAAGAAAAAACTAGAGTCATAATATGATTGGTAATGAACGCCTACAACGGGCTGGTCAGGTAAATATTGAACAACTTAAACTCGTTAGCTCAAATAACGAGGTAGTAGATCTAACTGAATTTTTAGTAGAACTTAATATCTATGAAGATATATTTTCCAGCCATTTATACGGTGATGTTCTTTTAACAGATAGCCGTAACTTAATTGATGACTTGAATATTCACGGTGAAGAGTTTATAAATGTTAAACTAAGAACTCCTTCTTTTGATGATAAAGATACTATAGAAAAAACGTTCAGAGTATTTAAAATTTCTAATAGAGAGATTGTAAGAGATACTAATACTCAAAACTTTGTTTTACACTTTGTATCAGCTGAATTATTTTACGATATATTACTACCGCTATTTGTTCCTTTTGAAGGCAACATTACAGACGTGGTAGGAGAAATATTTACTAACTATATTGCTACATCTCGTAATTTTGATATTGCCGATAGTGAAAAAGAAATTAAAGAAAACGAGAAAGCTACTGACTTAGTTATTATTGAGGAAGCCAAGAATAAAGTTAAGTTTGTTTCCCCGGGCTGGTCTCCTTTCAAATGTATCAATTGGTTAGCATCTAAAGCTATACCATCAGCAGGTATTGCCAGAACATTCCTATTTTTTGAAAGTAATAAAAACTTTTATTTCGGTACGGTTGAAAGCTTGTTTAAAAACTCTTATGATAATCAAAATTATATAGGTACCTACTACATTGCAGCATCTAACATTAGAGACAATAATGCAGGACCAGATCTAAATAGAGAAATGTTTCTTGCAAAAGACGTTTCTATGACAGAGACTACTGATTATATAAAGAACTATACTAACGGGTATCTCGCTAATCGTTTAATATTTTTAGATGTATTAAATAAAGAGTATGAATTAGTTGATTATGATCATATTGAAAACTATGAGAATCAATACCACACCTCAGGTAAAGGTGATAGAGCTATACCTACTTTTAAGCAAGATTCGTTTAGAAATTCAGCGACTAATATTAGTTTCTATCCTAAGAATCCAAAGTTGTTTGATGATTTTCCAGACAACGTTAGCGAGGTAATGAAAGACATTTACGGTAATAGAAAGTCAAGTTTATTAGAACTAACTAATACTAAGATGAATATAACCGTACCGGGGCGTACTGATGTAGAGGTTGGTAGGATGTTATACTTTAACTACCCCGCCTTAGGACCAAGGGATGTAAGTGATACGGGTGACTCGATGCAGGATAAACTATATTCTGGTTACTACTTAATTACAGCTATACATCATAAAGTAAATAAAAATGAACATACAATGACAATGGAGATTGTTAAAGACTCCTTATATGTGGATAACAGTAGTACTGAGAAAGCTTAATTATGCAAAAAATATTTAACAAAGATGGTTTTAATTGGTGGATTGGCGTTGTAGAAGATCGCATGGATCCAGAAAAGATGGGTCGATGCAGAGTACGTATCTATGGATACCACACCGATAGTAGAGAGTTACTACCTACCAAATCCCTCCCCTGGGCAATACCTATTCAGCCCATCACCTCTGCCGCAACTTCAGGTATTGGTTCTTCCCCGCTTGGCCCGGTAGAAGGTACCTGGGTCATTGGGTTCTTCTTAGATGGAGAAGATTGCCAACAACCTGCTATATTTGGTACCATTGCAACCAAGGCTGCTAAAACCGCTTTTGCACAAACAGAAGAAAGCCCCCCAGTCAGTAATGATAGTGATGGTGTGGTAAAAGACTCGTCTGGTAACCCAGTTAAAGATGGTAGCGGTCAAGATGTAAGAGTTGGTACTCCTAAAGTAGAAGGGTGGGAGCTAGGTAAGACCTCTGAAATTTATGAGTCAGGTGGTAAGGGACCTGGTACGATTAATGATTACAATGGAGCAGCAGGTGGGGATTTTGGCGGAGCATCTTACGGTACATACCAGTTAGCTTCCTACCTACCTGCACAAACCAAACAAGGTAAACCTAGACAATCGGCAAAGAACTCTCCTGTTGTACAGTATATTGCTAATTCTAAATTTAAAGATAAGTTTGCCGGCCTTGAACCTGCTACACCGGCCTTTGATGCCAAGTGGAAAGAAATTGCAAGTTCTAATTCTAAAGACTTTAAAGATGATCAACATGACTACATTAAGCGCAAATATTATAATACCGCTATAAGTAATCTCGAACGTGCAGGCTTAAATATGTCTAAGTTTGGTCCTGGGGTTCAAGACCTGGTCTGGTCAGGTGCAGTTCAATTAGGTCCTGCCAACATTAAACCTTTTACCGAGGCGTTAAGAGGTAAGTCGGAATTAAAAGATAAAGATATTATTGAGATGGTTAGTAACTGGAAGATAAACAATGTGGAAACTCTTTTTAAATCCAGTTCAGCAGATATCAGGGCTGGGGTTAAAGCTAGATACACTTCCGAAAAACAAGCATTATTAAGTTTGGTTAAATAATGGATCCGCTAATTACAAAAACAATTCAGGGTGTTTTAGAAAACACTATTTTTAATAAGATTATTGCCCTGAATCTTAACATACCCAGCCCTATTCTAAGAGCTGTCGTATCAAGGGTGGCTGAGCAAACAGCTCCTGCTGTTGTTCAAGAGGTTACAAAAAATGCCAACTTCCAACTTAACACTATAGATCGGA